GTCGATACGAAGCGCGCGCTGTGGACCATTCCAGCACACAAGACGAAGGGCCGGAAGAAACCGCACTTCATCCCCCTGCCCGCCCAGGCGAACGAGATTTTCAAACGCCTGAAGCGTTGGCACGGCGACGGCCCGCTGTTCCCGGCGCGCACAGGATCGAAGGCCGACCGCATGGGCTTCCTGGCCGTGTCGCATCACATCGCATCGCTGGACTGCTGCGCGCCCTTCCAGGCCCGCGACTTGCGCCGCACATGGAAATCACGCATGGGCGACGGCGCAGGCGTGGACAGGTTCACGCGCGACTTGATCCAGCAACACGCACGCGGCGACACTGGCGGCAAGCATTACGACCACGCCGACTATTTGCCGCAGATGCGCGAAGCCATGAAGAAGTGGGAAAAGTGGTTTGAACGCAACGTTGTGAAGAAACAACAACACAAGATTGCTGCGTGATGGCATAATTTGGTTTCTTGCTCGCCACCGTTCGGAAACGATCCTTGAGCATGCAGGGGAAATGTAGCGGCCTCTTATCCCTGCCTGTCGCACTGCGGGCCGCTTCGGCGGCATGTGAAGACAGCCTGGAATAGACAGGCAGGGGCGCGAACGACTGTAAAAGCCAGTGCCGGATTACGTAACCGGCTAGAACATGGGCGAAAGCCCGACAGAGCATGCTGGTTCGATTCCAGCTCGCTTGCCGAGATTTGGTAAAGGACGCGGTTCGAATCCGTGACGCGGCGCAAGCCGTAAGGCAGTGGCCCAGCTGGTGTGGGCAGGCATGACAGCCTGGAAAGACAGGCACCACACGCATGCTGATTGGATGAGCGCAGCGGAGCGCAAGCAATCGTGCCGAGGGCAGTTCACTGATGCGAACCAGTGGCGATTGTATCCGATAGTCCAGTCAGCAGTCGTGTGGTGTGCATCCCGAAAGGACTAGCCCAGCATGCTGGAAACTTAGCCGGTTGCGACCCGGCCCACCACAAGCCTGACTGGCTCAACCAGTCGCCACACGCATGGCGATTTCTGCCCTGGTGCGCAGCGAACCGGATAATGCCGGTCCAGTAGCCAGACAAGCATGGAAGTCGCCAGCCGTGTGGTTAGCGCCAAGCGGACGCGCAAGGCGATTCGGGTAGAACGAGCAAGGCCCCAGCGACTTCAGCAGGTTCGATTCCTGCACCACAGCCAACCGCGCCACTTTCCAGATAGGACTGGGCGCAAACGAGCCTGAGCCGATGCAGAAATGCGGCGGCCAAATCCCGGCAACGCGGGGAGATAGCGACGACAAAAAAACCCGCCACTGGCGGGTTTTGCGTTTCAGCGGACAGCGCGCAATTGAAGCTTCGCGGCGTAACGTACATCACGCAGGCATAGCGCTAGGTAGCGCCTGTCATCGATATGCCTGGCAGGGAATCGAACCCATGCATGCACGCCGCGCCAGAGCAATACCATCCTGGCCGTCTTTTTATTCAGCCGCTTCACTTCCCAGTAAAACTGTTTCATTTGTCTTCCCATTCGTAAAAACCCGCCGAAGCGGGTTTGTGTTGTGAGTTAGCAACGTGCGTCAAAGAAACAAATGTTGCTAGAAGGGAATATCGTCATCCATGTCGCTGAAGTTCGGTGCAGGACGTGGCGCTGGACGCTGAGCGGGCGCACCAGCTGCAGGACGCTGTGCTGGCGCTGGTGCGTCGCCCTGGTCGTTGCCGCCGACACGCGGTCCCAGTTCGACGTTATCGACGCGGGCCACCAGCTTGACGCCTTCGCCGCCGCCGTTCTTCTGGTAGGTTTCAATGCGCATGTCCGACAGGTAGAAGCAGTGCACGCTGCCTTTCACCAGGTACGGCGCGAGCGCTTCGGCCTGCTTACCCCACAGCGTGGCATCAACCCACTGGCTGGGCGCGTACTGATCGCCCTGTTTCTTCTGTCCGCAGACATACGACAGCGACAGATTGCAAACGGCGTCACCGCCAGGTGTGTAGCGCAGTTCTGCGTCGCGGCCCAGGCGGGCCAAACCGATAGATTTCATGGTGTGATGTGTCTTTCGTGTGGTTGAAATTACTTGCTGCGCCGTGCGTGTTCACGCGCGCAATCGGGACCGCAGAACAACTTCGGCGGCTCCAGTTCTTCGCCGCACAGCGGGTTCAGGCATTCGCCTGTTGCCACCGGCTGCACGGCTGCTGCTGCCTTCGCTTGCTGGGCCTGAAGCGCTGCAGACAGCGCCAGCGCTTCAGTTTCGGATGCCTGGTCGTACAGGTCAGTCACGCGCCACCGCCTTACATGGCCCGTTTGGGCGGCAGGACACGCAAACATCGCCCAGGCTGTCCGCCTTGCATGCGCCGTCTTTCATCGCCTGGCGCTTGCTGTCGGAGTACGGGCCGCCGATGCTTGATGAGGATTCGCCAGTGCGACCCACTGCGCTGGTTTTCATCACGCTAATCGTCCGTGGCTTCGATTCCAGGAAGATCACCGCGCCCGCCAGGTAGTTGATTGCGCCCAGCAGTTCGCGGATTTTCGCATCGTGCGGCAGGCCCAGCGCTTCCTGGGACTTCTTCGCCGCCTGGCCAGTCAGGAAGCCTACGCCGTGGGCCTGCGCAATGGTTTGCATCGGCTGCTGGTCGAACGGCAGTTCATTGGCGTGGCGTTCCTTGCCCTTGCCATTCGCCGCCTGGTCGAACGCGCGGCCCAGCACGTGCGCCAGGCTGGAATAGCCCAGGGCGTCGAGCGTTACCGCGAAGCCTTCGCTGTTGTCGTTTGCTGCTGCGCCGATAAGTTCCATGAACTGCGAAGCAGACACAATAACGTCGTCGGTGTCGATGCGCCCGTTAGGGCTGAACGAAATCACGGCGGAGCGCTTGGCAGAGTAGTCTTGAATTTTCTGAATGAGATTTTTCATTTGTCGCTTGATTGGTTGTCGTTAGCCGCCTTCAGCCATGCAGTCAGTGCTTCCACTTCGTACAGGACTTTTGAACCGAACTTCACGAAGGGCGGGCCTTCGCCCTTCACACGCTTGTTCGCGAGCGTGCCCACCTTCGTGCGCAACAGTTCTGCGGCTTCCTTGCTGGTCAAATATTTCTGTGCTGCTGCGGTCATCTTAAGCGGCCTGTCCTGCCAGTTCTGCGTTCAAGTCGTTCACTGCTGCCTGGTCGTCGCTGGTGCGCTGGGAGTCGAACGACTGGGCGGATTTCTTGAACACATCAGGGCAAGTGCCGTCTGCATTGATCGCCGTGCGGATCGCCTTCGGCAGCTTCTTCCAAGCTTCAACCAGCGCGGCCATGCCCTGTTCGCACACCAGGTTCAGGTTGCTGCGTGCGCGTTCCACTTCAGGGTCCAGCTGCTTTGCGCCATCGACCCAGGCGCGCAACGCGGCACCATCAGCGGCAGTGATGTAGCCTTCCTGGCGGCCCAGCATGCCGCGCAGTTCGGATGGGCATTTCAGCGCGTCTTGCGACTTACCTTCGTTCCACATCATCAGCGATGCAGTCAGTTCGAACATGAAGTTCTTTTCGCAGATCGGCTGGACGCCAAGCGGCACATACTTCAGCTTGCCGTCCACCATTTCCTGCTTCGTTTTTTCACGGGCGCGCATGCACGCGATGATGTGCATAGGTGACTGCAGCAGAGCGTTCATGAAGCGCTTATGTTCGGCCTTCGCCTTATTCCATGCCGGATTGCGCGCGTTGCCTGCATTGGCGATGTCTTCGCAGCCGCCGATGCCTTCCCATTCGTGCGAAACGCTGTCGATCACCAGCACTTCGACGCCCGCCTTTTCGAATTCCTGGATTGCTTCGATGTAGCGCTGCGGAGAGAATGGCGCAGTCAGATCACCAATCAGGAAGCGATGCACTTCGCCGTTCGCGTCCACCAGGCTGTCGCTGTACAGGCGACCCCGTTTATTCTCGGTGCAGATGAACCCAACTTTTTTGGCGTCGTAGTTCGTCATGCCCCAAGCCAGTTGCAGGGCCGTGTAGGTCTTGCCGCCGCCAGACACGCCGCCCAGTCCGATAACCAGGCGCGCGCCTTCCCGCTGCGCTTCTTCGATTTGAAAAATGCTCATGTGTGTTTTGCTTCCGTGGTTTAGAAAATGAGTTTGTAGAGCGTCGTCACCGTGACGGCGGCAGACGCCAGGCAGATCGCAAAGAAGCCGACGCCGCACCAGTCAACGCGGCCCTTCATGCAACACCTTCGACAAGGTGCGCATTGCGGTTCATGTGCCACTGCGGCAGGCTGATCGTTTCCAGCTTGTCGCTGTAGCAGGGCCACTTGTTCGTCGCCTTGCACTGGGCATAGGTGGCCAGGTCTGCGCGATACTTCGCACGACCCAGGTCGCGGCCTGCTTCGTCCAACTGGTACACAGCAACGCCAAGCGGCTGACCTTCGACCACGCGGGCGGACTTTTCGACGGCGAGGAACACGAACGCACGCAGCGGCTTGCCGACAGCAGCGCAGCCGTCGCGGTAGAACGCGTCCTGTGTGTCGTAGGACCAGTTCGCAATCGATTTGCCGAAGCCTTCCGGGCTGGCGTCTTCCGTGGTCTTCAGGTCCACCACGATATCGTCTTCGCGCCAGAAGTCAGGACGGCAGCGGCATAGTTCGCCAGTGGCTTCATCGATCCAATACACCGAGCGTTCAGCCTTGCCAGGCTTGCCGGTCAGCAGCGCGCGGGCGATAGGATGCGCCATAGCAGCGT